ATATTTGAGAACATTATTTATAGTTATTAATAAATCAGATTTTTAATTGTTTCCTATAAAATAGATGAGGGCCAATATTTTTATATCGTGAAATGATTTGACTAATTTCGGATAAATACATTAACATAGCTTGCGTAATATATAGGATATAACTTTCTAAGAGTAATAGATAGATTTATGCCCACAAAAAGAAAACCCACAGGAAAATATATTACGGATAAAAATACCGATTATGAATTCGCATTTTTTATTAATCCAGATAAGTTCGACCAAAAACAGAAAGAAGAATTCGACAGACAATTCAATGACAAAATCAATAATTTACGACCCAATTTAGACAGTCGTATTTTGACGGAAAAATCTGCATCGAAAGATCAGGGCATGGAAGAACATAGATCAGCAAGTTCACATAGGAAAAATGACGTGGATTTCGATTATGGTAATTCCGAAGACCACAGATCAGTTAATTTTTCCGGATCAGAAAGATCACATCACCAAGATGAAATGGGAGATCGTAATTATTATCAACAAAAAATTGAACCTGAACCACCGATGCAAAATTATAGCATGCCACCACTACCTTTACCCAATTCGTATCCGATTGAAAAGCAATTTTATGGAGAAAAAATTGATGTCCCAGAAGCCGTAGTTCCTGAAACTCCAGAAAAACGAAGAGCTCGCGCGCGTGAGGCTTTGGGTAATTTGCTGCATTTGCGTGACAAATACGGTGTTAAATTGAGTCGCGAATACACTATTTATGATGATCCAGATGAAATGGAAGCAGAATATAAAGATCATAAAAATAGAAGGAATCGTGATAATCAAGTCAAATGGTATAAAGGAATATTATTGAATATTGTGTTTGGTGTTGAATTTTTGAACGAAAAATATAATCCATTCGAATTTAAATTAAAAGATTGGTCCAAACAAGTGGCCACCGATATGGATGATTATACTGAAATTTTGGAAGAAATTTATGAAAAGTACAAAGACAAAGGTGGAAAAATGGCGCCAGAAATTAAATTGCTCTTCATGATAATCATGAGTGCCGTCACTTTCCATTTGAGTCAAACATTGTTCGGGCAAAGTGGTTTAGGTAGTACTGTCCAAAGTAATCCCAATCTCATTAACAAATTATTAGGAGGATTCATGAAAGGTAATTTAATGGGAGGCAAAGATACGGAACCTGAGGAGGCAAGAGAAGTTCCCAGTAATAGTAGTCAGTTATTGGCCACCATTAAAAAACATCGCCAAAAATCAGAAAAGAAATCTGAAAGTGCCACAGAAAATCATACCGAAAGTGCCACCAAAACCAATGATGATCTTGCCATGGAAAGAGAAAGAAGACTGGAAGCCGAGAAGAAATTGGCCGAGATGCAAGCTGAGATGAACAATATATTGAATAAGAGAGATGACTTTTACCAAGCACAAATCACCGAATTGCGAAACCAAATCATGAATGCCCAAGAATTGGCCAACCGGGCTCATCTCAATAGTATTAGTCAAAACAACCAACTCTCTGTACCGACACCATCTGTTCCCATTCCCAAACCACCAAACAATAATTATCAACCATATCGCGACATGCCTAATAATATCTTGTCGGATGCCTCCAGAAAACCGAGATTCCAAGAAAATCCAATTTTTTATAATAATAATCAATATGACAAATTGGCACACGTTGATGATGAGTTGGATAAAATATTTGAGTCAGAGGAAAAAAGTTCATCATTTGATGATTTATCATCCGCGAAAAAATATACCAGATTTGATAATAAATCCAAACAAAATTCCACCAAAAAGAAACAAAATGATTATGAACAAACATTGGAAACATTGACCGAAAATACGGAGGAAATCGATTCTATTATTACCCCAAATAAAAATTATTCAGGCAATAACTCCAGGAAAACAAATAGCGCCACCAAAAGCGCCAACAGAAGTGCTACCAAGACCGCCACCAAAAGTGCCAGTCGAAATACCGGACGCCGCAGAACAACCGAACGAAAATCTGACTCCAAAAATAGTGACATCATTGTTTTGTAAATACAATTTACTGCCAAATAAAATCAAAATTTGATATTTCTACTCAGTTAGAAACAACAATTTTTTTTGTCATTCAAATAAACGGAACTTCATTAAATAAATATTTTCGTGGGATCGGCACGGTATGAACCAATATACTTTGTACATCGTTCGTTGGAACTGATGAACTCGTCATAGAAATTTGTGACCGGGAATTTGTGGGCATTATTTTTGTGACTTGTTTCGTGGTTTCCGGTGGTGGAACTTGTTTGGGGACCTGTTCCGTAGTTTCAATTGGGGGAATTTGTTGTGAAACTTGTTTGGTGACCTGTTTCGTAGTTTCCATTGTGGGAACTTGTTGGGTGGCTTGTGTGGTAACTTGTTTTGTGATTTCCGTTGGTGTAACTTTTTTGGTGATTTGTTTTGTGGTTTCCATAGGGGCAATTTGTTTCGTAGTTTCCATTGGAGGAATTTGTTTTGTGGTTTCCATTGGCAAAACTTGTTTTGTGGTATCAGTTGGGGAAATTTGTTGGGTAATTTGTTTGGTTGCTGTTGGACTGGTTTCTGATTCTGCTGACAACTCTTTGGTGGCGACCGTGGTGGCTGCCGCTGTTGCAATGAGAGGTGTTTCCGTACCAATATCTTGTTTTTGTAGTTCTTGTTGGACCACACTTTCTAATTGCGGAGTAATTAAAGTAAAACCGCTGGCTCCGACTGGAGGCTCATCCAGGGGAGGACTCAACGGAATGTCTTCGGGAGTTTTTGGATTGACAGATTTTAGAGTCTCCAAAGCTTGTTGATAGTCCTTAACAGTTTCATCAGGGTCCAAATAAATGGTCTGCTTATGTTTGAAAGTTTGATGGCTCCCTTCTGTGTCAGGATGTGTGCTCACTTCGGTAGTGACATGTTGTTTCTCTGATAATTTAATGGGCGTGTCTTTATCAAAAAGTGATTCTTGTGCATGACTAATTCTTTTGGTTGGTTTTTTGTGTCGATTTTTTGCCATAAATTCTTTTCTTTCTTTGGCACCCTGAATTAAATTATGATCGATACGTTGAATTTCTTCCTCGGATAAATCTCGATGAATAATTGATCCCAGAGTGAAATTGGTACCCATCATTATAATATTTTTACCTTTTGTATTTTTTTGTGCTCCTGCTTTGATGATGGTGGCCTTGCATGTCAATAAAACATCAGAGAACTTAATATTGACCTGTTTACATAAACTGTGAAACAAAATTATTTTATTACAAATACGATCTACATTTGAAAGATTTGGGGTATATTCTAATATATTTTTGGTCGAACCTGTGATTTCTTCCAATAATTTAATGAGTGATGAATTAATATTGGCATCCAAATAGCAAATCATTTCATAAATTTGTGGTTTCGATATTTTGTGAATTAATTTTGTCATATTTTTGTTGGCCAAAATTAATTTAACCATTTGATAAAAATTTTCTTTTTGTTCCCGATCATATGTAGCCATAATTAATAATATAATTGAACATAATTATTTTCGAGTCAAATTCGAGAATTCTTAAATTCTCAAATTCGGAAACTGAGATAACTGGAAATATATCAAATCTTGTGTCTTCAACATCGCTTAAAGATTAAATATTTTTATATAATATCCAACGGCATGAACAAAAAAATTGATTTTTTTAACGGGAATAATAAAAAAATTGAGCCAATAGATAAAGATTATATGAGTCAAAGCACCAAAAAGCAAACTGGAGCTAAAAAATCTAAAGTTGTGAAGACTACTGAAGCCCCAACCACATCCTTTCCCAAAAGGAGGGGACGTCGTCCAAAAAAAATCATTGAAAGTATGCATGCTGGTAATTTGGATGCATCCGATGAAGGCACTAACAATACTAATAATGCTTCAGTTATTTTGAGATTGAACATTGATCCCAGCAAATTGGGTTTAAAAAATAAGAAACCGCCTACCGAAGTTATTAGAGACAATAAAATTGATTCAGATGTTGAATCGGATAATTCCTCAGAGGGCATGTTCAAAAATGATATACCCATGGATAATATTTGTCATGAATGCTCAAAACATAGCAAAATGATTAATTACTTGAAATCTAAACTAGATAAGTATGAGAAAAAGGATAATTTGGATAAACTTACGAAAATATATCACAACAAACTTAATTTTATATCGTACACTACCGGAAAAAAAATTGTTCTCAAAAAGACCAACATTCATTGTTGGTATGATGGTTGTCCATTTTCCACATTGCCTTGTGTTTTGCCGGAATTATATTACAATAATACGTATTATGTTTTTGGATGTTTTTGCAGTTATAATTGTGCATTGGCCTACAACTTGTATGTCGTAAAAGATTCCAAAATTTATTATCGAAAATCCTTGGTCTTCCAATTATATCGTGAAATGTATGGATTATCATCTGACGAGCCTGTGGATATTAAAGAAGCCCCTTACAAAGAAATTTTGAGTCATTATGGTGGGGAAATGTCTATTGATGTTTTTCGAAGAAGTTTCGCCATGAACAAAGAATACGTTCTGAACATTCCACCTATCAAACCCATAAACATAATCATTGAAGAAAAAGATGCTGACGAACCTAATGATGATAAGGAATTTATTTTGAAGAGATCCAAACCTCTGACCAAAAAACGATCCATTTTATCATCTATGAATATGAAAAATCAATAAGTGTTAATTTCAATATTTTTTAACATTAATTTTACCCAATTCATCGATCAATTAGATTTTAGAAATCTAATTGATCAATGTTATTAGCCGGAATATTTTCCTTGATGCATTTGGTACGCTAATCTAAGTATATGTTTTCTGGTATCTTTGATTTTGTCCAGTTGTAAAACATCATTAACGTTCATCCATTTGACATCGGTTAACTCACTTGGATCACAAACTAATTTGTCAAGTGACTTGATCAAATGTCCAACATAATATCTGACACATACGTATCCCTTTTCGCTTAATTCGTCCAAGTAATTTTCGCCAATAAGTACCACATGTTCTGTGGTCAAACCAGTTTCTTCTGTCAATTCTCTCCAAGCCGCTTCCAAATTGGTTTCCGTTTTCTTACGCTTGCCTTTGGGAAAAGAATAATTTCCCCGTTCTGTGGAAACAACCACAGTCAAATCATTATCAAAAACGATAATTCCAGCACATGGGACTTTGGTCGATTTTTCTGACATTGATGAACAATTATTTATATTTGTTCTGGTCATGTTGACAAATATTTTTATCCAATAATTATATTAATCAATTTTTTACATTCAGAGAACAATGACATCGTCGTCTTTTGTTTTGGATTTTTTGGTAGTTTTTAGTTTATTTCTCATAAATTCCAAATAATAGAGTCCCTGTAAATAGGCATCACACATATCATCTTGTTTGGGAAAAGCACTTAAGTATTGCAACATGATAAGATTATCTTGGAGTAGTTGTTTAGTATATTGGACACTGAGAGCTTTGGTTAGTTTGTATTTTTTTTTACTGTCCTTGTTGGATTTAAAAACTTCTATGGTATTGTTGTCATTAACTTTTAGTTTGTTACTAGGACAAATGAATCGAACCAATTTAATGTCCAAACCATGGACTTTATCAATGTATCCCCTTATCAAAAAATAATCAAATAATGTATTGGCAATGGATTTCATTCTGGGATTTTTTTGGGATGGTTGATTTTCAATAATAACTTCTTCAATTTTCAAAGCCGCAAATCTTTCCACCAATTCGTCCAATTTTTTTATCAAACGTAATTGCAAATCTGCCGTGGTGAAATTCGACGAGATTAAATTTTTGATTGGTTTGGGACTAAATTCTTTGATTTGTTTGTTCAGTACGGACTTATAATGAACTGAGCAATAATAAATTTTTTTTTTGATGTGATAGTATGTACTATTTTTCTCGCAAATGGTACCATCAGATTTAACATGGGCACATTTTTCATCGGTTTTGACTTTCTTGAATAAGAATTTCGTTTTGTTTTGGGTCCAATGCTCGTCATATTGTGATAAATGAGTTTTGCAATAGTAAAATGTTTGCCCATTACCAGTCGTGGCAATAAAAGAAGCTTTTTTGTCACAAATTTTTTCGCCAGCATTTTTTTTGTTTTTCAGGTGACCACAACACTGATAATTAATATCTTCCATATCTATTAAATTAATGATGTCCCAGTCTAGAATTCTGGACTTGTATTTGCCCAGAATCATTTTGTGTTCTAAAATACAATAGGCTAAATGAATAATTCCAACGTCCCAAGAAATAATAATCATATAACTTGAATTGAAAGTTTTTTTTTAAATCTGACAAAAAATTTTATCGAAAAATCCGTAATCATTTTCGATAAAATTTATAGACCAATTAATTATTGGGCATGAGTTATTTATGCAGTGTTACTTCCGGCATCAACTGTGAATATATCTTCTTCTGTTTTATCTTCTGTTTTAGGTGAGCTCGAGTTTGCTGAAGAATTAGAAGGATTAGAAGAATTCGAGAAGTTAGAAGAATTGGAGAAATTGGAAGAGGAATTCTCATAATCAGTAGAAGTATTTCTATTGGATTTTCTGTTGGATTTTCTGTTGGATCTTTCATAGGATTTTCTGTTGAAATCACCAGAATTGTCCGAATTGTCTGGCACGAAGGATACCGTTTCTTCAGTGACGGATTCTGTTTTTTCTTCTAATTCCGTCGTGTCGTCTCTATTATTTTGATTGTTCTGATTGTTTTTCATGGCACCACCATGCATCATCTGGGTTCTGTTTTTGACACGAGAAAGCAATGATTCAGTGTTCACGTCACGAGCACCCTCTGTCAAATCATAACGACTGTTTGTGTCTACTAGATAATAAGGAACAGCACCCATTGTATTATCATCTGTTCCGCCACCAACAGACAAGACGTTTGATCGATTTAATGGATTATAAGTGTTGATTGATTTGTAATCAGATCGACTATTGGATCTATACAGAGATCCATTGGATCTGTTATTGGATCGATTATTGGATCTATTTGGTCTATTATTGGAACTATACAGAGATCCATTGGATCCATTATTGGATTTGTAATCGGATCTGTCATTGGATCCATTATTGGATAGACTATTGGATCTATTTGATCTATCATTGGATCGATTATTGGATCTATTTGGTCTATTATTGGAACTGTACAGAGATCCATTGGATCCATTATTGGATTTGTAATCGGATCTGTCATTGGATCCATTATTGGATCGACTATTGGATCTATTTGATCCATTATTGGAACTATATAGAGATCCATTGGATCCATTATTGGATCTGTCATTGGATCCATTATCGGATCGACCATATCGGTTATCAGATCGATAATTGGATTCGCTATTGAATCCATTATTGAATCCATTATTGGATTTGTAATCGGATCTGTCATTGGATCCATTATTGGATCGACTATTGGATCTATTTGATCCATTATTGGAACTATATAGAGATCCATTGGATCCATTATTGGATTTGTAATCGGATCTATCATTGGATCCATTATTGAATCGACTACTGGATCTATTTGATCCATTATTGGAACTATATAGAGATCCATTGGATCCGTTATTGGATCTGTCATTGGATCCATTATCGGATCGACCATATCGGTTATCAGATCGATAATTGGATTCG